TAAAGAATGGAAGCAATGATGATAGTAGCAGTGCAGGGAACGAAAGATTTTGATGATTATCAGGTCTTCCTTCGTGCCATGGGCGTTGCAATGTCTGCAATGCAAGACGAAGATAAAGAACTGCTAATATATTCTGCTGGTCCAGCAAGGATTAACTCAATGGTTTCAGAGTTTTCAAACCTATCAGAAAGAGGAATGAAGGCTAGGGGCAAGAAGATTAAGTTCTTTAAAGTTCCTGCATCTTATATTGAAGAAAATTTAGAGCATGTAAATTATTTGGCATTCTTAAGTAAGCCAAAAGAAACAGTCTCAAAGTTAGTAGCATCAGCCGAACTCAAAAATGTTGAAGTCGGAATTTATAGATACTGAGGTATAAAATGATTGTAAGCAAGTTGCAAGTTATGGAATCAATCGTTAAGAAGAATCGTAATCTTCGTTGGGATGGATGGAATGTACTTGATCTTAAGAGGTCAGACATTGCTCGCACATCTCCTGTAGGAATCAGAGTTAATGGTGAGTGGTATTTACATAAAGTTTATACAGTTGATCGCAACGGCTGGGATATTCCAAATAAGTATAAGGAGTAATCCTTGAAACAGCATTTATGGAAAGATCAGGCTAAGTGTCTTGGATTAGATACAAATTTATATTTTGATAAATATGAAGATGATGTTGAACTAAGATCTAATATAGATAATTTTTGTGCTTCTTGTCCCGTTGCAAAAACCTGCTTTGCCAATGGAGTATCTGGTAAAGAATGGGGTGTTTGGGGTGGTGTATACTTAGAAGGTGGAGAAATTTCACGAGAGTTTAATAAGCACAAGAGCAAAGAGCAATGGGGTGAGGTATGGCAATCTCTGACGACGGAAGTGAACTAACATCGTTTGAAGATGCATGTTCTATCCTTGCCGAACTATGGATAAACCATAAAGAAGAAAAAACATTTGAAGACTTTATATCTTACAATGATTTAGGACTTCCACTTGCATTCCTGGTTGATTCTGAATTAGTCACACCAACAGAAATTGCCAAAAGGTATATTGAAGAAACTTGGATTATTCTCTTAAAATCACTTGATATTAATGAAGATGTAGGCTTTACCTGCCTTGAAGATCTTTTTAATTATACAAACGATGGAGAGGTTTAATGTATACAGAAGAAATGCGTAGAGCAGTTCATTCAATTAGTACACCTAAAAACTTTGGGGTTAACATTATTGACAACGATAGTTTTTTGACTATTAAACTAAACGAAAAAGATTTTATTCATATGGTTCATGATGACAAGATAGAAGCAATTCGGTATGTTTCATTGGTAAAGAGTGCACTTGAACAAAATGGTGCAATTGTATTAGTAACAAGAGAGGTGCTGGAATCATGAGCATTAGTTTAATTATTTTATCGGCTTGTTTATTTTCTGTAATAGTTGCATATGGTACACTTGCGTACAATTTTAATAAACTTCGTGCTCAGTATCAAAAAATATTTACTGACATGATGCTTCTTGAAAAACTAATCAATGATATTGAAGAGTCTAAACTTAAGTCTGATGAAAGCGTACACAAGGAAAACTTTATTAAATTTCTTTCTGATTCTCGTGATTGGGCCTACCAATACATTGAAGATGTTCAGGCTGGGTTAAATAGTTTTATCAGTGAAACAGCACCAGAAATTAATTACTTTAAAGAGTATGGAGATCTATCCTCAATGGCACCAAACTACTACTCAATGAAAAAAATAACAGAAGAGTATGAAAAGTTAAAGGCATTATTGCCAGAAGAAGATGTAAAATGAAAGACATTATAATGTCAATAATTACAGGTTTTGGATGTGGCGTAGCGTTCGCAGCATTCAAATTGCCAGTACCAGCACCACCAGTTTTTGCGGGAGTCGCAGGAATTATTGGTCTATGGATTGGCTTTACAGTTATAACTAATCTAATATCCTAGGAGGAAATTATGAATGAACAACTAAAGAAGGCACTTGCCTCATACGGACGATCAGTAATTGGTGCAGGTACAGCAATGTATGCTGCTGGAATCACTGATCCACAGACACTTGCATATTCATTGCTTGGTGCAATCGTGCCAGTGGCAATGAGAGCAATCAACCCTGCAGATGCAGCATTTGGCCGACTGCCAGATGTAAAGGTTGTAGACAAGGCTCTTAAGGCTGCTAAGGTAGTCAAGAAGGCTCCTGCAAAGAAGAAGCCAGCAGTAAAGAAGTAATTCTTTAGAGGGGGATATGTCTATCTGGCCTATCCCTCTCTTTCTTTTATAATATGACATATATATATCAAGATCAACTTAAGCAAAAGTCTAGTACTGCTTTAATAATGTGCACGTACATTAGACTTACAAACATGCCTAAGTTATTGCAAAAAATAAAAACCCAAACAAACAAAGACTTTGATTTTTATATTGTAAACAATGCAATAAATCAAGACTTTAAATTAACTGGATATTTTAAAAAATATGGAGAAGGTCTTGGAGTTAATGTTTTTATAAAAAATTATGAAAATAAGTATAAACAGTTTGCAAGGTTTTATCTTGCAAGAGATTTGGCTAAGCAAGGATATGAAAAAATAATCTTTGTTGATGATGATGAGGTTTTGCCAAACTCATTTACCCAAGATTGTCATACGCAATATGATGAAAAATATATTAAATCTTTTTATGCTCATAAATTTGAAATAGACTATTGGAAAAAGGTTAGACTAAGACCAAGAGAGATAGGAAACTATGCTGGAACTGGTGGTTTAGTCTGTTCATCTAAGATATTTTTAGACGATAAACTATTTGATTGCCCAGAAGAATATCATATCATTGATGATCTTTGGTTCTCTTATTATATATTAAAATTTACTGACTACAAAATAACTTTACTTGATACTCAAATTCAATTTATCCACGATGACAAAGCAACTTTTGTTAATCTTATTGACCTAAAACGTAAGTTTTCAACTGACTACATCATTGATCACGCTTAAGTATTTACCCTTAAGAGTATCAACATAAAAATTTTGCATGCCTATATCGTATGCTTTTTTCTTTTCTTTTTCTTTATCTATATTATTAACATAATCATCAATCCGTTTTGCAAGTTTTATAGGGTCTGCACCGTAAACGTCAAGAGTCATTCTGGTTAGAAGCCTATCAATCTTCTCTGATTCTATTAACCATTCTGTTGGAAGTATAAAATTATTTGGGGATATGTCAGTCATAAAAACTGGAAGGGCACTCATAAGAGCCTCATTCATAGGCAAGCATAGCCCAGCATATCGTCTAGGAAGAACCATTGCATCATAGCCAGAGTATAAGTCTGCATAGTTTTCGGTATTTGAAACATCAATAGTCAATCTAGAATCATTGCAGTCAGTCTCAATAGGAGTCTGGCTTTTTATTACTAACTCATAATCAGCGCTTGAATATTTAAGCATATCAATGACCGTGCTAGTACCGTTCCTATCTTTAGAAGCAAATTTACCAGCAATATGAAGAATCCTATTATGTGTCTTAGACATATTAATTTCTCTTTGTGATGAAAATGCAACGGGATCAATAGGAGGAGGAAGATAAACTACCTTAGTTAAATTACCTAATACCTTCTCTACATGATCAATATTCCAAACGCTTGGAGACAAAAGCATGCTTGGCATTCTTTGATTTGGATCAACCACTAAATCTAAAAATTCATAGTTATACTGCAAGATTGTCTTTACATTTCTTTTATGGGCAAGGCTAAGAAACATGCTGCTATAAAAAGACTCACAGGTTAATACAACATCAAGGCCATCAAGGAAACGAACAATCTCTTCCCTAGTAGCAAAACCCTGACTTGTAGTTATGCAGTCATAGCCAAAATACCACTCTGGATGCTGCTTGTTTTCGTTAAATGGGGTTGAGTCAATTAGTAAAATCCTATCTGGCTCAAGCATGTTAACAAGGTTTCTTGTTTGATTACCTAGACCAGTGTTATCCGATCTTGCAATGATTCCTAGTTTCATTCTGTATATCCCCAGGCTTCATCATCTACCGTAAATTTTTGTGTACCTTGACGGCCATCTAAATGGTAAGAGCGTTTAATGTTTCCATCTGGATGATAGATCCAAAGTTTATGTTTATTCCAACCTACTTGATAAAAT